CTTGATAGGCCAGCCCATTCATATTACCGTGGTCTGTAAGCGCTAGCGCGTCCATCCCATTCTCATAAGCAAAATCCATATGGTCTTGCGGATACCCAATGGCATCAAAAATTGACCCCGCCACGCTATGGGCATGTAGCCCAACAAACTTCACTGCTGACTGTTTACGATTCATTCTCGTTCCTCCTCAATACATACTCTACCATGTTTGTGGGGTCCTGTCAAGTCTTTATAGGGGGTGGCGAGAGAATATTCCGACCCCAAAAACTGACGGTACTGATTCCATTCTGCCATGTCATAATACCACGGCAGCGTAATTGTGTGAGCATTTTTATCGTTAACCTCCTCAAAGATTTCTGCGAAGGTAAAGTGGCGCGCTGACCAGCGCTCTTCCAGCGGCAGCTTGCGGGAAGGAATAGTTTCAGTGGGGAGGGGTCGCATATATTCTCGGGTAGTTTTCTTGTTGACTGCGTTGCGACAGTCTTTAAAGTCTTGGCCGAACATGGTAAAGGGTAAGCACATATTATCTTTCACAGTTTTTCCCTCATAACTAAGGAAACAATTCTTTTTCACATCGGCAATTTGAGCGCGGCTCTGTCTGAGACTATACACATCGTATACTCCCATGGGAAAGGAGATAAAAAATTTATCTGGGCAGACCCATTTGGAAATAGTAAACGCCACACACCACGCTGAATAAATTCCATACAATACCGACCATCCATATGAATCGCGCCTGTCTCGATCCTTCGGATGAATTGGCACATAATAAATAGGGATCTCTTTGCGTACCTCGCTTGGAAATCTCGCAAAAGTTCTATTATAATGTACAGGATCGTACACCCACTCCCCCACCACCTTTCTAATGATGGGCGCTAAGTCATCGTTCGCCACAATCCAAATGGTTTGACACCCAGCCATCGCACATTCAAAAACTGATTTCTGAATGGCAGTAAAGTCTGGGTTGATTGGTAGCAAGATGGTAGGGGTGGCTAACTCAAAATCACTTTTTAAGTTAGCCACCGGAATCACGCCCGCCAAATGAATGTGGGCGCTCACAACTTCCTCAAAAGTCCATCGTAGGCCAGTGCAGCTTGCGGTAAAGCTTTGAGTAAATCCTCTTCCGTAGCTGCGGCCGTTGTGATGCCGTCTTCTTCCACCCAAGACGAATTAAAGTCTTGGTGTTTCTCGCGATGGAGATGAGACGTTTTGAATTTATAATGTTTGGGTTTGCCATTCGGTGAATATCCATTGAATTTTCCTTTCATTCCTTTGCTTTCCATATCGGAGATTGTTTTAAACCTTGCCATCGTTTCTGAATAATCGAAGTCACTTAGGCTTTCTTTACTCAGGCATGATACTATACAAGCATCCTTTACTTGGGTTGTGCCATCGATACGATCCGAAGGGTAAAACCAAATTTGATTTACAAAATCATCATCAGTTTCTATCAAATCGATTTGATGTTTCCCTCCTCTATGAAAAGCTATCCAATCATAACATGTATAGGACTGGTTTGCAAGCGTTTCTTTTGAGCGCACACCAACGCAATTAACATCACCAAAATAATAGCACTCCTCATAAGACACCTCAGCTATTTTAGAATATTCATTAGAGCAAACAAAACTTTTCCTCGAACGACGCAAGTGGTGACAAAGAGTGCTGAGTGGTACGTTGCCCCTTAGTGATAGCAAAAACAAAAGGCGCTCCCACAACCAGGCCTTCTGTATCCCCACCACCTTATCTTCTTTAAAAGTCCTCAAATTTTTCTGGGAATTTTTTAGCCTAACGGCCGATAAATCCAAAGACGGATCAAAATAATCAAACCGAAACGGCCTTCTTATCTCTGAAAAGAAAATCGGCAGCTCGTTGTTAAATGCAAACAAGACTGCCTTCAGCGAGCTACCCACTACTATTTTTTCATGCTCAAGAATCTTCCACCTCTTCCAACAACTTCTTAATATCTAGACCGGCGCAGTCAATCTTTGTTTTACTAACGTGATAGTGGCTTACGTATCCCTGGAAGTCTCCGTACGCTACGTTCTGTTCGTACTTGCGCGAGGTGGTTCCGAATTGATTAAGCGGAGCTTTATAGGGTATGTCTGTCGCTTCATGAATAGCTGCCCATAAGGCCTTAAGCGCTTCCATCTGTACAGGATAGAATCCCAAAAATGGATCTAGCTGTTGCCCATGTACCCAAGCCCCTTCCACTATGGGTCGCTCGCCAAAACCGTTCTCCACATAGGTCGATTGATATTTAGGATAGTAGGCGTTAGAAATTTCCACCCCCACCGACGGTCGATTAGTACGAGAACTGCCAGCATGCCACCCAGCATGTTGCATGTCTAGAGTTTGATAAATGGTGCCATCGTTATCAATTAAAAAGTGCACCGAAATTCCCCGCTTATCTAATACTCTAGCGCACATCTGCGATGACAAACACACGTCCCAATGGTTAACGAAGTAACGAATCTTGCGCTTAGGGCGGCCGGCATAGCTGTAATAGGTCCCGGGACGTGCGGCGATCCCACCATCGTCCGACCACAAGACTACCTTGTCCCATTTGATGGGAGTGTTTTGACCGTTGTAAACAATGTAATTTGAGTACTGTGGTTCTTCAGCTTGCTGTTCCTCAAGATGGGCCTGGCGCTCCGTCCACAGGCGCCGAAACGTCATGGGCCCGCAGAGACCATCCGCAACAAGATCGCGTAGGCGCTGCCACTTTTTAATAGCCCTTACTAGTTTGTCATCAAAATACTTTTCCCCAAACCAACATGGCGCCCAGCCTAACTTTGCTGCCGAGGCCTGGTTGTAAAAATCTTTGTCCATGCATTGTTTTTCCTTCTTCGGCGTACTGTAATTAGTTCTTTAAATAGGTTAGAGAATTCCAATTACGTAGTTCTCAAGGACTACCTGCACTACCTCGTCTTTCAACATCACCTCTTCAACCATAGTTCGATCCACAATTAGCTCATGGTCAATCCATAATAGATTTTTAAATTTTACATCTTCTGCCCAACCCTTGATGGTCACTACAGCGTGATTCTCTTCATTGGGTTTAAAATCTTCGGGTAAAACAATGCCACTTTCTAATTCGTTGGGTTTGATTGCTGCCATCTCTACATGAATGTAGCGATTCACTGGCGTAAACTTCATTTCTTCTCCTAAATTGTACACGTATCATTGGTACAAAACTTTTCTCCGGAGCCTTCCTCCTGGGTATCCATCCGCTGGAGGGGCTTCGCGGTCTTAATTCTCTTCTCATACTCCTCTTGAGTAATGGGCTCGTAGGGCGCTTGTTGGTACCCTGTCTCTTCATACTTCAAGAAAGACACGGACTTCAGCCGCGTCTCATACATTTCTAATGCGTTCTTAAGTTGAGGAGCCTCATTCTCTTGAAAGGTGACGGTTACTGACACTGAATTGTCGGCCCAATAATGCTGATATTGTGCCGCTATTTCTAACTGTTCCCACATTGTGACGTTCCGCTTACTCTTAACGAAGTAGGGTTCGTGCACAGGAAATTCTACTACCATTGTGTTGGGAGAATAAAGATCCTTTTCCACTTTGTATCCCGCCTCTTTTAAGAACGCCAACGTGTGGGAGTCATTAGAGAATCGAATGCGTCGAATGTAATATTCACTCTCAGGGAAATGAATCCCAGGAGTCGATCCGTTGAGTAGTGACACCGTTCCCGATGGTTTAATTGACGTCATCCGGACGGAACGTGGAATGCACAACCAATTAGAGTATTCATCATCAAGTTCTTTGATATAATCGTATGCTTTGTCACACCAGTCATACAAAGTACGGCGCCCAAACTTATTAAACGCCTGCACAACCCCTGACTGCGACAAACCAATTCGACGGTTCTTTAACATCTTGGCGTTGGTCTCAGGCCAGTGGGTGTTAGATAAAGTGATAGTCTTTCCATACAAATAAGCTATCTTAAGGGTCTTCAAATAATCTTCCAAGTCTTTGTGCTTGGCTGGGAAAGTTTCAACAAGACAGCACAGCTCGGCGTCTTCTAACTGCTGTTCGGAACAAGGGTTAAACCCCATCACATGTAGGTCGTCGTTTCTAATTCCATCTTTAAAGCGGCCGCGAGTGCGCGCGTTGTTCAACCAAATGTACCCGGGCTCTCCGTTTTTCTGACACTGTTCGGCGGCCCATGTATAGTCCATGCCCACATCAGCTACCATAGAATTATTTGAACCCCATCGATGATGATACAGTTTCTCTTGATCATTCTTCATCTGAAGGTAATACATATCGTCATGCTTCCCCATCGCCAGGGCAGCAGATCGGCGTACGTTTCCGGCCACAACGCAACGTCCGATCAAGTTCTCCGTGTCTACGATATCTACTGATGTTATATCTTCTCCTACTTTCTTGGAGAACAAGTTAGTTAAGTCATCATGCAGTTCCTTCAACGGCTTAAAGCCGCTAGACGTGCCACCGAAACCCAGAATGGGTGCACCCTCTGGGCGGATAGCAGAGTAATCAAACTTCGGGACTTTCTCCCCAAAAAAATAACCATCCAATAACATGTGCACAGAGTTTACCCATCCTTCGCGGGAGTCATCAATAATATGTATGTCATTGGTATACTCTGGCTCTTTAATCGTGACGCTTCCTTCTCCCTCGGTGTCAAAGCCTACGCCTACGCCGACCATCAACGCATCCATCATCCACGCAAAAAGATAGCCTCCCTTGTTCCCAAGATCGCGCGTGGAGCGGAAGGCACAATTAAACAAGCCGGCTGCGGTGCGCTCTTCAACAAATTTTGTTCCCATCATCCAGAGGCCGCGGCCGGGTGGAGTCCACTTCAAAGTGAACAAGCGATCATATGCGTTCTTGGCGGTGCTCTGTGCTTTTGCATCATTCCATTCTAACCCAAGCATAATCACATGCTCCTTCTGCATGTTGAACATTCCTTCAACCACTCGCCTACAGGTCTGCCACCATTCTTCGGTGCCTTCGGCGCCTTCTTCAAACTCACTAAGGCGGCGGGCATACGTACGCTTAAAAGTAACGTAGCCGAGGGGCCCCCAGGGCACCTCCGCATCCTTATAGGGTTCAATAAAGGTATCTGACAATCTAAATCTGCGAATGTTTTCTAATGTTCTCATGGTTTTACTACTCCTTTGCGTCTAAATTTTTCATAGGTCTTCTGCAGTAATTCTTTTTGCATCTTTGAATCTAATACTACCGGATTTGCGGGCACTTGTGAAGTGCCGTTGGCAGCATTTGGTGTATTCAATACTTTAATATTTACATTGGCCGTCTGCATGAAGATGTTATACACATCTCCGTCCGGACCGTTCCTGTTCTTCGCCACAAAAAGCTTGCCAGTGTTGTTCTGTTTGTCTTTGATTGTGCGAGAGATGGAAAAAATAAAATCTGCAACAAAACACTTATTGAATGCTTCTGAAATTTGTTCCATAGTTATAACTTCTACGTTTAACCCAGAGCGATTAGTTTGAGATGCGGTCCAAACCGGGCACTGGAAATCTGTTGCAATAGCGCGTAGCTCTTCATAAATAGACTCCAACTCCGTCCTTTTCTCTTTTCTTATTGTAACCGGCTTTAATAAATCTGCGTAGTCAACAATTATAAGCCCAGGATGAATTCCGCGCTTCTTTAATTTCTCTAGATGTGAACGAATAGTATTGGTGGAAGCAGACTTGGTAGCATATTCTTTGATAATAAGTTTCCCTTCTATCTCCTGTACCTGCTCAAAGATATCATCCTTAAAAGATGATAGATCGGAAAGAGGGTAGCCGGTGATGCAACTATCATAGCGACATGCTATCACTGTCTCCTGTAATTCCAAAGTATAATGTACGACTGCCTTCTTTTCTTTCAAGGCTTGAGCCCCCAAGTGAACGAGGACCATGCTCTTGCCAGAGCCGGTGCTCGCGATCACGACGCCCAACTCACTCTTGCCTAGGCCGCCACCACTAATGGTATCAATCTCACTCCAGCCGGTGGTGACCGGGTTGCGGAAGCGTGGACGAAATCTTTCTTCAAAGTCTGCGAGGTAATCATAACCGAAATTACTATCGGAGCCAAGCTTAAGCGCATCATTGATAACTGTTGAAATCTCATCAAAGGAACAACTTTGTAGTAAGTCCACTGACTTAAGCATAGCTTCCTTAAGATTTTGTTTACGACAAAAATCTAGTGACGCTTCTTTAATATAATCCGCGTCAGAAATCTCTTTTGTATGAATGCGTGCAAAGTATTCTCGTACCTGCTTTTGTGTTACTTCGTCTTCGTTTTCTAATTCGGTACGCACTACAGCAATAATAGATTCAACCGACGGGTGCGTGCCATACTTGGTCCGAAATTCCACAATCTTTTGCACGAACACACGCAGATATTCTAGCTCTAAAAAATTGACATCTAACACTTCGGTGATTTGATCTGCGAAGGGGCGATCCTCAAAAATTAACTGGACCAGTCCTTCTTGAAAAGCTTTGCCGTATCTTCCAAAGCTGGCGCCATTATCGTTGAGCATAAACACCCTCTGTTCCGTGTAGTAAGTATAACATTTGCCCTCCTAAAGTCAACAAACTTTAGTCTCAATTTATGATTTATTCGCTCGACGCGTCAATGCATTCTCTCGTAATCTTATTAAGATGAGTACGCAGATCTTCCCAGTTTAATTCACCAAATCCATCATCACGCATCATGCCTAAAATCTCTGTTTTGTTGAACTCGCATTCAAAATTTTCTATTGAGAACCTCACATGGTCTTTGCCCTGCACTGACAGTTGCGGCGCGTACAATTGCATCATCTTATAATTCTTCTCAACCAGCTTCTTATCTGCCACCACGCTGTTATAAAACTTCAGCTTGCTATTGGCGTGCTCACAGTGCTCCACTACGTCATCGAGAGTATAAAATTTTTCTTCTGCCAGGAACTCCAAACGCTTCTTGACTGTCGCAAGCCCGGCGCCCTTGATGCCTGCCAAATTATCAGAGGTATCTCCCACGATGGCACGAGCCATCGCCATGTTAATGGGATGAATGCCATACTGTTCTACAATTCTATTCTTGTTAAGCATTTCCTTGGCCGTGGGGCGCCACAGCACGGTCTCATCATCGCACAACTGCATGAAGTCCTTGTCGTTTGAAACGATAATCTTCTGCCACCCGTCAAAGTGAGACATCTGCGTGACGTAAGCAATGATATCGTCGGCCTCTACCTCTTCAATCATCGCTTGAATGATCGGCATGTTGTTTAGATACTGAATGATCCTACTCTGCTGCCACATTTTATTACGCAACTCTTCATCTTCTGTGAGGTTGTGGAAGGCGCGGTTCAGCCGAATAGGTTTGCGACCTGCTTTGTAATTCTTGTCCATGGTCTTGCGCTTGCGTGAGCCGTTGGGACCATCCCACACCACTACCACTTGGTCAGGGCGCGTGTCGCGCACAAGCTTCTGTAAGATTTTAATGAAACCCTTAAGTCCTCCAATCGGTTGCCCATTAGAGGAGATGCTAGGGTCTACGATGTACGCTCGCAAGTATGCGTTAAGCGCGTCAATAATTAATACTCTTTTCATTTGTTTAATACCTCAATTTGATCTCTATAAATGTTTATTATATGGACAGACTCAGTTTTAAAACACCACATCTTGTCCATGGAGGATGGGTCGGAGGACTCTGCAGTTTCAATAATAAAACCGAGCCATCTTTCTGGGAGGTCTCCCACGATTCCAACTGCGCTGCCCGGATAGCGAACAGCCACCAAGTCTCCTACTTGCAACTTCAGTTCCTCCAAAAGCAACCCCCCCGAACACTATTATTATAGCGTGTCGGGGGGGTGATTGTCAAGTACTTTCTGTCTACTTTCGCTTCTTTGGTTTCCAATGTCCCTTGATGTGACGGCCGTGCTTATCTACATGCGCCGGCGACCACACCCACACGGTGCCACGATGTCTGTGCTGGTGCACTACCTTCGCCCTACGAGGCGGCGGCGGGGCCTGTACATAACTCGGAACACCCTGGTGTAATGTGTGTGCGTGAGCATGTCCACACCCAAGTGACAGCGATAGAAAAATCATTGCTAACATACTTTCTCTCCTTTTTTTAAATTTGATGAGGAACTGTTAAGTCCTCTGGATCTGCGTAAAACGCTTTGGCTTCACCTTCTCGACGGTCAAACTTCCTAACAATTTCCTCATCCATTAGACGCATGACGTTGCTACGAAATTCAGTGTCAGATGTAATTAGTTCCGTCCACTTAGATGGCTGAAACTTTTTAGTGTATCCGTCAGGCATTGCCAGGGTATACCACGCTCCTGCGCTGGTTAGATACTCGGAAGATTTTATGGCGTCGAACCAAGATTCTTCGTCGCGAATACCAACCTCTTCAGTGCCCCATAGAATACGGAACGCACACGATCTTCCCTGTGTTCCGAACCGAGACTTCTCCAACTTCACCTTCACTTCTGATCCAATTCTAAATCCCTTCTCGTCTTCGATAAAAGAACTCTTGGCCTTCCTACCTGTCAGCCAGATGCGCAGCGAATAAGAATAATGCATCGCCTTGCCTCCCGGCGTAATGTATGGCGTAGTCATCGCTACGATACGAGCGTTGGGTCCTTGTGGGATGTTGGTCTTCAACTGATTCAGTACAATTAAAGTTGCGCGCTTATCAGCCACCGGGATGACCAGCTTTGACATTCCCTTTGCGAGAATGCGCGCCTTCATCGCCATCGTTGATTGGGGATTGAAATCTCCCTCAACGTCCGAGACAGCCGGGGTGAAGGCCAAAGAATCCCAGATGAAAACTAACTGTTCATCAGTAGCTCCCAACAGTTCCTCAATTGTCTCCAAGACAAACTCCACAGAGCTAGCTTGAATGTACATTAAGCGCTCTAGATTACACCCTGCTCGCGCTAGAAAATCTGGATCGATGGCTGACTCGGAATCAAAATATACAATCAATTTACCGCTCTTCTGGGCGTTGGCTGCAATCTGCGCAGCCATATAAGATTTACCTGTAGATTCTAGTCCTGCAATCTCCGTAACTTTTCCGACGGGGATGCCTGCCACACGTCCGCGACAGACTATGGAGTCCAACCAGCGGCTGCCGGTTGGGATCCATTCTTTCACTTCTGTTGGGTTATCGCCCGTCAAATCGTGCGCAACATTTCTGCCCGCCTTCTTATTAACGAGACTCATTAGGTCCTGCATTGCTACACGACCTGCCTTTACTTTCTTCTTCGCCATTTTTCCTTTCCTCTTAAAACCTTTTAAGCTGTTCTACAACCGCTTTTAAGAAAGCCTCTTTTTCTTCCGCGGGAATAGTAACTCCCTTTTTGGTGGGTTTCATTTCTTTGCCGTTCCAATAATATTCACGAATGTCCAAAAACGAAAATCCATGATAAGCTCTAGGCTCAATTCGTACTTCTGTTTTTTGAGCGTCAAACTCTCTTTGCTTTAAGCTCGCGTATTTCTTAGCCATTTTCCCTCCTTTATTATATCTTGTTGTACAAGGCATCATCTCGTGTAAAGACGAAGATGTCCTTCCCGGGCTGAGTCTTAGTAATTATAATTTCGTCCGGCGTCCACTTAACATACTTGTAAGAGGAGGTGCGGCCGCGGTTCTTATTCTTAAAAACCTCATTCCACTTTTCCATCAAGGCAGCTGCCCCATAAGTAGCATAATGATTGGCCGAGTCAAAACACAGAACTGTTGTCCAATTAGAGAGTTCCTTTAATAGCGGGTTGCTATCCCGCACTAATGCAAAGAATTCCTTCAAGCGTCTGAGGCCTTCCTCGCCACTAGGAATTCGATTCTGGCTAATGTGAATGAAGGCAGTAACCGCTTCTAATGCAGAGACAGGTATCTCGTCAATATTAAGGAAAGTCGCCTTGATAATATCAACGGCAGTCGATATATTGGGGGCTCTTTTGAGGCCCCATTTTACTTCCTTGTGGTCTCCTCCTACCGAACGGATGACCCGCTGCAGCGTTCCGATCCCCTCGATAAGAGGATTAGTAGAACTCTGATTGGCGTGATCAAGCGAGAACCCGCTAGCGTTAGCAATACTCCATGTATCGCATGCTTGATTGTGGCGCGCGTGCTTCTGATCTAACAACTGCTGCAGAAATTTATCGTACGATGAAATGGCAGCATTGTTTTTGTCTTGCGCATTAAAAAGGCGCCGGCTTTCTTCGGCGTTTTTCACCACACGAACCGAAGCCGGAACCATAAACACCCCGTTGAGATAAGCCGCGGTAGAGCGACCACCCCCATTGCGAATGATATAAACGTCCTCCTCGATGATGTAATCTATATCAATGGCTTCGAACTGCATTACATCAAAGTGTTTTGCAATCGAAAGGATTTTACTATGGCGACTTCGCTGCGTGAGGGCATTCCTCTGGCCATGGTCCTCCCGAATTTCTGCTGTTCTAATATCAAACAGCGGCATCGGGTACCCCTTTACAAAGATGCCAGCGAACGTGGGCAGCAAGCGTGGTGCCGTCTGCTTTGTCTTCCATTCATCGAATTCTTCGCGAATACGCGGATTCTCAGAGATGTTTTCTTCAAGAGTATATCGGATTGTCTTGTGGGCCGTCGCCTGCCGATATTGGGGAGTCACGTCTGACGTGTATTGTGGTTTTAGATTCATAATTGCTCCTATAATTTAATTTATCTAAATTTGTTTAGTACGAAGCTATCTCGTACTTCACAAGTATAACACAGAACAGTGTCTATGTCAAAGCTTTTTACCAGTTGACGCCGGTGGTGATAGCACCGCGCCAGTAATCGTTAATGTCTGGGACATAAACGAAGTGAATAGGCACGCTAAATACGCCTGCCTGTTGTGTCCAGCCAAGGGCTGTTACCAAGTGGAAGAAGTTGTCTTCTTCGGCTGGGTCATAAACTGTTGCAGTCGCTCCGACTGCTACTTGAAGTGCGTCATTAACTTCAAACCCTACTAGGCCACTGACCGAGGGAACAATGACGCTCTGTTCTAAGCCGCTAATTACTACATTCTCGATGAAAAGAAGATCCAGCCAATCTCCTCCATCCATTGTCTGCTGAAGTTCAAAACCTATGGCGAACATGTGGGGACTCTCTAGTCTATCAGTATCGTCGCCATTGTTGAGGTAGTTGTATCCAAACCGCAATCCTTGACGACCTTCCCAGGCCAACGCATCGTCAGCCAGGTCTGTCACATCGTGAGCCGTTGCTGGATTTGATAATCCCAGACACAACAGCCCCATCAAAATCTTCTTAATCATTCTCTTACTCCTTTAATTGATTATATCGTCGTGGTTTGAAAATATGCTCTCGCATATCGTAAGTTGTGTGCTGACTTTCAATGGATGGAATGTATGAATTTTTCACCATTTTATACGACGTAGCATTCATACACCCAAAACCTGCGGCCGCCAACAAATTGTTTACCTCATTATAGTTTAATCCGGCCCGGATTGCTGAGGCTGCTATCAGACGTTCCACTGGCATCTTTTTTGCCATTTTCTCTTCTCCTTAAAAAAACGTGAGGCACCTGTTCCCCGTGCCTCCCTGCGGGACAAGCCATTAACCAGACATCAATTCATCAAAGGCGCGATCAACATCACTCTTAGGACCGGCGCCGTATCTGGCAGTCTCAGAAGAACGACCTTCAGCAGATTTATCGCTGGACAGTTGTTCATCGAGAATTGCGTTGACCTGCTCGGGGCTGAGTCGCTCAAAGAGAGACTCAAAATCAGGCATACGATCAAGGAGGGCGGGGATCGCATCCTTGTCCTCAAGCAACGGCGAAGTATTACGACGCATCTTTAGGCTTGTTTGAGGGTAAGCACCGGGTTTAGTGGGCTTAGTGTATGTTAGTGTGATATCGGTTCCCTCTTGTATGTCAGTGACATCACCATACTCGGGATCGAGGATATATCCAAGCAACAATTCGTAGGCAGTCTTTCCGTATCCATATACCTTAATGCCCTCCTCTTCTCGACCCCGTACAACGACAGGCGAAAAGTACCGTTGGCGTACAAAGAGTGACTTTGCAAGCTTCTTACTTTCCTCATCGTTGTTGTCGCTTCCTTCGCGCCATAGCGCAGAAGCGAATTCACAAATTGGGCAATGCTCACCATAGTTTCGCTTCGGACATAGAATGCCTCCGCGGTGCTCACCCACATTATAGTGGAAGAACATTTCCTTTAGTGGATCACCATCCGACGTCGGGATAATACGAATGTCCGTATCTCCGTCCTCCGGTCTAAACCAAACGGAGTTTCCATTTCCGTTTGCATCATATTCGCCGCGTAGTTGTTTGAGCTTGCGGCGCATCAGCTCCATATCAATTCCCATGTTATATCTCCTTATGTATGGGTGACAATAAGCGTCCCTTACTGTCTTATACTATACCACTCTCGACGTAGCATGTCAAGAGTTTTCTTGTACTACGTTAGTATGGGCAACGCAGAACCCAAAGTCTTGTGTGTGTTCGGTTTCGTATATGGCATACGAAATCTTTTTAAAGGCATTCCGTGGCTTGTCTTTCAGTTGATCTACAATTTGTTTGTGCAAGCTGCCCTCCTTCGCCAACCTTTCATTGTTTATACATAAATAATAACATAAGTCGCGAGGAGTGTCAAGGTCAAAAAGCCATTTTTCTTCTAAATTTTTCATGTTCAGCATGGCCACACTGCGGATGCGATTAATCTCGGCCGGCCGAGCCATCACTCCCACTTCCGGCTCTGCATGGGCGAAGTAATTAAGGTAGTGCGCAGTTGAAAAAATGGAGGAATTCAGCCGATCAAAATAGCTTTTAATAGGAACTTCCCCCAGCGCATCTTCTATGCTCATGTTGGATAATAAAGTGATAGAGTTAAACACACCGGAGCGCGCATACTCTTGCAGCACCCCATACACTACGTTTTCAATCAACTTGGGAATACCGGTTAAAAGAGTAGTGTCTGGTTTAATATAGAATACATCAACCTTCTTGTGTTTCAACTGCTCCAACACAGCCAATGAATAATTGGAACTATAAGAAGAGCCCATTATAAATACTTGGACATGATCGTCCACGGTAGAGAAAAACTTTGTCAAGTCCGGAGGTTGATTTTCGTATTCCTCTGGTTCTTCAAAACGTTTTAATTTGAATTTATACTTAGACGTACGAGCTACCTTATCATTCAACACATAAACATTATATTGAGGTGTTTTGCTAAATTTTTCTGCAATGGCCGAAGCACCATTGCCGATACCAATTATAGAAATCATAAGTTTAAATCTTTTAAATCCAAATAGTTTTTGCCGGCGCGCAAATTAACAAGGTAGTTCCCAATTTGATTGTCTGCGAAAGTATCTCGTATTTCCGCAATCATCTCCCGTTCTTCATCAGCCATGTCGATCACTAATTCATCATGCACGATGTGTGACACAAACGATTTCTTTCCTTCAAGCATCTTATCTACCACGACTGCGCGCTCTATTACCAAATCGGCGGTGGTGCTTTGGATTAAATAGTTCAGTGCTTTACGTTTGTCCACCTTAATCTTGCGCCCAAATGGTGTTAAAATATGATCATCCCGGTACCAAGCCTCTAATACCTTTTCTCTATCATAAACCTCCGTTTCAATAGCTTCAGACTCGGGGTTGTACAGCCAACTGAACAATAAGGTTTTAGCCTCTTCTCGCGTCACGCCCCCACCAAAAATGTTTTTTACGTTCCATTGATGAATGTCTTGCGAAGGCTGCGCCTGTTCAGAGAGGCCCATCAACGTTCTCACCTCGGCCCCATTATAATCCAAAGACAAAAACCAATCGTTCTTCGGTTTTATTAATTGACGAAATCCACGCTGGGAAGTTAGGATGGGAAATGATTCTGGGAATGTGGTTAGGCGACCGGTCACTGTACCAAATAAATTATAATTGATATAATGCGGGCCCTCCAATAATTTCTTGGCCATGGCTCGGGATGGAGTGCTATAAAAAAGTTCTTTACAGTTGTCTGGATTAAGCTGCAGTGTTTGAAATTTTATCTTATACAACAGTTTGGTAGCATCCATGAGGTGCTCGTAGCACGGCGGCTTATCATATGTCGTAAGCACATGTTCAGTAATTTTATTTTTTATCTCGCAAAACTCTTTTAGAAAGTCTTCTGGTACCAACTCAAAAATACAGTGGTCTCGCAAGTTGATTTTAGCAATTCGAAAGGATTGTGCATAAGCTTTTAATCGTCGCTGCGCTTTTGCTAGCGGATCTTTAAGAGACGCGGGTGCTATTCTTTCTAGGGGCGCGCCCTCGCAGTACAAGGAGGCATATTCAATGTTCCCATCCGATAAAAACCCAGTATATTTCCATGTTTGTGCTATCTCTTCGGGCCAATTATCAAAATATAACTGGCCGTTCGCATAAACACCGACACATTCTGTTTTATCATCCAACGCTTGAAAAATCACATCAACCCCGTTCTTTAATAGTTACCTGACGACACGCTAGTTAGAGTACGCGACGCCTCAGTAGATGTTGCATGTATGTACTCTATAATATAACTCAAAGAGCCCCGATAGTCAAATGTTTTGTTAAGAATTCTTTCGAATATCTGTAGGGCCGTGTTGCGCCCTTGATTATAATAAAGCTCAAGACTATCATCTATTAACATTTCTTCTTCAAACGCTTTAAATTGAGATTCCTCTTCCCAAAAACGGATTTTAAAATACAATTTTAAAAAAGTTGAATCAGGATAATTATTTTCTATTTGAGCAGGCGTATAGCTCTGAGGAACAATGATGTTGTTCTTAGTGCTCCCATTACAATATTCCACTTCAAGAAAGTTCTTAAGCTTAACTTTATTATACAGCCCCAAAAGAAAAAATTTAAATTGCTTATAGAAAATTAGGTCAGCCGAGGTATATCCCCCGTTTAATACAAGATCTGTGCCACCGAGTCCATAGTTGGCGGCGTAGGCAATCATAGGAGAAGAACCAATATCGGCCACAAGGCGCCATGGCACAAAACGATCTACCATAAACCCATACGACCGACAGGCGTTCACATAAAATTCCCAATTTTTGCTCTTCACAAATCGATTGATTTTTTCCTCATCGTTAGTATAATTCAAATCAGCTATTTCAACGACGAGCCCGGAACAGTTCATTGGGCACAGCCGGCTTTTAATATAAGCCGGCAACGTAAAAGGAAATCGTCTGGCACTTTTTTCTAATAAGATTTCTACTTCGGTTAAAAATTCATCAAAATTTTTAACTCTTATTTTTCGACGCGTAAACTCCGTTGCAATTGTAGTTTGATAGGTCGATAGATATTGGCCGTACAGCGCTTGCGGATCTTGGTAGGCTTTATACACCACCAAGTTACTCAGAAATGTATCGTCTTTGCTGATTTGTCCACTTGCTGCGCATCTTTTGAATTGAGCATTGAGATCATTGAAAGCATCTACCACAAAACTTGCTGCCCTTAAATTTTTGGCGGCTGCATTGCTTTTATTAAAAGCTTTAATGGGAAGGCGCGCCGGCACAATAGGCATGAAGAGTCGATTAACGCGTCCGTATAATAGCTTTTCTCCAAAATTAAAATTAACCAAATTTTTATACTCTTCTGCAGTGCTGGCCAATGTTCCCCAATAAATATTTCTCTTGTTAAAAAGATCTCGCGTAGATTCTTTATTAGATTCGGCGTAATAGATTCCCATTTTCTAAAATAAATCCTCCGTCCCTTCATCCAACTTCGTGGTTACTGTATCGGTTAGTTCCAAAATCTTTTCCTCCGTAAGGCTCTCGAAAAATCCTTTGTCCTCTGAGTTGCTTAAATTTTTCACCCACGCCGGACACTTAGATTTGCTATTGGTTCCTGCCTCACGTTGGCGCTCGCGCGCATCTTCACACTCTTGATTTTCCTGTTCACCTTCTATTTGAGCAACCCACTTGGCTGTAATTTTTGTCTCTGCTTTGCCGGGAGCAAAGTTATGTTCTGAACGAATAATCATACAATACCCTCCAATACCATATCGTGTCAAGTCTAGTAAAAGCTCTTCACTATCATAAGCTACCGTATTAGGTGCAAAGCCGCGCGGATCTACGAATATGTAGGTACCCGGAAAAGTTTTAGCATTCGCATAACAATCTACATTAACATCGTATACCTCGCGTAGCTGTTGCAAGCCGTCGAAGCCTTCTTTTTGGAAACGTACTTCTTTCAAATATTTAGCATCAGTTTTAGAAAGACTAATTGTCTTTACGATGCCGCGGGGACGACCAATCAGGTAATGAAAAATACCATTGGACTCGTCTTCACTACGTTTGCCATTCATCTTTTCTATCGGCTGTGTGCGACCGGCAAAGTAGACCAAATAATTCATTTCGTTTTGAACGCCGCCGTCCCCAAGAGGAAGATCACGCGGTCCCGAAATATTGAGCAACGGGATGGGCAGGCCCGCAGCTTTAATATTGAGGACAGAAGTATTGCCATGGCTAATTAAATATTTAGTTATTTCATCATGCTTGGAATTACTATCTTTATAAGATGTGACGGCAGCTTGATTCACTCGCACTTTTTGTTTAGTAGAAAAGCCGCGGAAACAGGTGTCGTTGTTTAAAAAGTTTTTAACGAGATCGTTGAGCAAATCATTTAAAAATTTACTTAGGTTATATCGTGTCTCTTCTCGTTTAAGAAGTTTATCGGTTAGCCACTCTAAAAAATAACGAACCGAAACTGGCACATCTCCAAAATTGATATGACGCATCGTTTCACCATCGCGAGGATCCATTATTTCCACGGGCCCCAACACAGCTCTAAATTTTTCAAACTGTTTTTTAAACTGCTTATGAGAATCTATTTCTTGGTCCTTTTCCTCCTCGTCTAGATTGAGAAGTTTGCCGTGATCATAAACATCTCCGTCAGAAAAAGTCTCTAGTCTCTTCCCAATCCCATGTAAAATTACATCTAATAGATCGCTTACATAAAAAAATCCGATGTTTTCTTCAGTGGGGTTTGTCGCCCTCAAAGACAGTTCCAGTTGGGATTTAAGCTTCTCATCGGCCGCACCTTCATCTTCCCATTGACCTTTATATTCGTTCATTAAATCTGTATCTAATTCATCAGCGGGAGAATCTAATATCTCCGGTCCTCCTTCTTGTTCAAAGAAGGGCCCCAGCGTGTTAAACGTTTTAAGAGTCTGGTGTGTAACGTTAATGTATCGTATTTTATCTGCTTCTCTCATTCGCGTTAGGAGAGACCTCATATTCTCAAATTTGTCTACGCGAATGTCACCATTTTTAGCAAGGGACTCTTTCCATTCTGCTATCTCTTCTGATTTACACAGCTTGCTTAATTCTTCATATTGATATTTTCGCGCCATGACGCGGATGGCTACGCCCTCCTCGTAAAAAATATCAAACTGAGGCTGATCATAAAAATCCTCCACAAAGGCCAAATAATTAATAGTAAAAGTCACTCGTCCCATATCATCAATATTAAATTCATGGATGGTGGGGGTTAAATTTAAAGTCACATAGGATTCTGCAATCGCACTCAACAAAGCCTGTCGTTCGGATTCGGTTTTATTGGTAAACCATGTTTCCTCTACGGGGCGCGCAAACCCAACAATGGCCTTAAGTCTAAAATGTAATTTACTTAGTTCGCTTTGCGCCTCTGGGGAATTTTGCCACGAACACTGGAGCGGCTCGTTAACGTCAGGCTCATTTGCCGCTCCCCGTTTGTCCGACCATGTTTTTAATGCCAGCTGCGCATACTGGTATGGGCGAGTTAGGTATTTAGGGTTATCGGGATCGGTGTTGTCCTTGTATGTGGCAGTGCGCAATTTAAGTAACTCATCAAAACTGCTAGCAAAAATAGTTAATTTAGCTTTAATACTTTTTTTAGCCGCGAAGGGGTTATTGCCGTCATAGGTAAAGGAAAAATCTTTTATCCCTGTTCCAAAGCCGCGCTTTGTCGTATCTGCAAAGAGACTTTCCACATCGCCGGCGGAAGCATATGCATCAAAATTAAATTCATGTTGGTACTCGGTGCCATTTTCATCAAAAACTTTAAAAATTCTAATCATGGGCTGCAAACTAGAAAGTTCAGGTGTGGCCATATCAAAAAATTTGTTTTGAGCGGGGTGTTGAGTCACCCGATTCATAAATCCATAGGGATCACCGTTCACCAAGAGCGAAGCATTTCCCGCATTAGCATAATAAGGCAGCGGTTTGACCCAGCTTTCGTTCTCCACAGGCATCGGAGAGGATGAAGGAATCCTTTCCAGCTCTCTCTTAGCGCCGGCGAGATTATAAATTTGGGCCAGCAAGAAACACTGTTCTTTAAAATTAATTTGGGTGCGCCAAAAAGAAGCAACAACCGCTTTTTCAAGAGCCTGGAAGTCTTCTTGATTTTCTTTAAGGGCGGCCTCAGAGTTTTTGGCTGATCCTGTCCCATAGTCCTCAGCAAAAGCTTGACGCATATTGCCCATACGATCCATGTACTCTCCCAGGTCACCCTGCATCGTAAGAGCCGCACAGGTTTGTAGGCCTAATTCATACATGACACTAATGGAATCACCCAAACAATTTCCTCTATACCATCCATATGATTTTTGGCCTGGGCTGTAGCTGGGAAGATCCTCTATTTTCTTTTGATAACCTTCGTGCCACTCCTCCAGCCTAAGATTGTTGCTCGTTAATTCATTAATTTGCGACAACGTGAGAGTATATAATTTATCTGCCGGCAGCCTGTCAGTTAAAAGAGTCATCAAAGTGCCCGTGTTGTCGTCGGCGTAAACGACAGCGTCCTGAGCTTGGGCCTTGAGAATGTCACTATTAAATTCCTCGCTTGCCGATTTAAGGGCGCTCATAAAGGCAGCGAGGGTGCCGAAAGGATTGGCATTGGTTCCCGTTATCGCCGTATTAGTAAAGTAATCACTTTTACTAAATTGCTCGGGGTGTGGGCAACTGTCCTGGCTGTACCAGGGTGTTGCCTCGTCAATTTGCTCCCATTGGGCCGCGGCAGCATCATGTAAACTATCGAGATAATCAACCGCAAATTCATACATTCCGCTGTAGTCAATAAGTGGGGTGTCTTTTGTGAAGCAAATGTCTTTTGCCATTTTATGCCAGCCCCAATGCCTTTAGGGCGCTTTCCACATTTATTGGAATATAAATTACAGCGCCATTTTTAATATCAGCTTCGCAGGGAATTGCGTTCCACCATGCAATCACCCACCAGAAACGCGAATCCCCATAATGTTGGTGTGCCAGTTTATATAGGCGGTCTCCGTATTTCCAAATGTGCGCATTAGTGATCGTATGTGCCCGCTCAGACGTAGTAGGATTTTTGAGCCGCGGCGTCTCGTAATGCTTTATCACTTTAAGTCCCCTCGATTCGCGAAGTGGCTCGTAATATTCACTAGCGTTGGTTAAAATTCTAAATTTATTATATCTTCCCATTTAGGCGTCCTCTTTGATGCCCACGGCAGCACACAAATCGTTCATTGCTACTCCGGCGCCTAACTGTTCTTGAGTGACCCCTGCCGCTAACAGATTGGCTGTTGTGCATTCTTGTGCTGCAGCAGAATCCTGCTGAGCTGAATTGAAATCGTCCATTAGTTCGGTCATTGCTGCCTCTGGATCTTGATAGCTTTCGTTGTCTGGATTTAGTTGAGCGTTAAGCTCCGCAGTAGCAGGCTGGAACACAATTTCGTCCGGGGGCTCAATCGGTTCGGATGTATTAATAGCATAAGGCCATACCTCATTCGTAAACATAACCGGATTTTCCTCATCGCCAGTCGCTGTCCACCCCAAAGCGTGTTCGTGAATGGGAGAAAATGAAATATTAACATCGATATGTTTAGGCATAATAACCCCACTTCCTTCGTTAAATCCTCCGCCATCTGGGGTCTCCAAATTATGATTTACCGTAACGTTATCAATCACCCCTAAGAGGCCCTGGTCCGGGTCTACATTCATGGGATATTTATTTTTGATATAGTATTCATAGTCCAAATAGCCTGTAGCTTTTTCCTCGCGGATGCCGCTCAATGTTTCTACCAACGCTCCATGAGATGTGGTGTCTTGTAAAAGATTCATTACTTTTAATCGTACCATCGGGGACTGAGAAATTGTTTGAGCAAACACGTCACCCCCGAGGGTAGTGTAGTTAGGGTATAAGAATTGAAGTAGTGTTTGAACTTTTCCTAAATTTTGGAACGCTTCGCTTTGAGACTCCGCTGGTACCTTAAATCCTAAAGTAATTTTACGTTGAGTGTTTTTGAAAAGATAAATGGGATCGGCGCGGCCGTATACAGTTTCCGAGGCCCACTCAGAATTATAAGTTTCGGTAAAGGTAGTTATAAAAGCTTTAAAAAATACAGCCGTTTGGCTCGGCATATGCAAAAAAGAAATATACATCTTCTTATGATTTGCATACGCGTCGGTGGCCTTAATTAAGGCGTTTGTATCGGACTGGCCGGTTGCGTTTTCTGTATATTTCTGCGAGTTAAACTCTGCGTCGAAGAGCCATTTGTAGTTTGTTGCCATTTTTATCCCTCCATCCTATGATTCGTCCAGCGCCTCATCAACTTTTGTCTTTACTATTGTACCTAGTTTACCATCCAAAAACGCGGTGGTGGCCGCGGCGTCTAACTGAATAGTTCCTTTAAGGGTGTAGTTTCCACGGCCTCCGCCACCTCCGCCACCCTCACCGGTACCAGTTGCTTTAAAAGCCGTGATAGCGTCAACTGTGGCGGTCATTGCGATGGCTTTGTTCTGCGGGATCGAATCCATGGCTTTGGCCACTCTTTCAATGGCGTCAGCCACTTGATCCAACTTCTCAGATTCCATCTTTTCCATTGCTGTTGCAAACGTGGCTATCGCTTTAAGCTTCTCTTCGTTGATGGTTAGGAGAGCAAAACCGACAGACCCCAGAGAAAGCGCAAATGCTCCGAAACCGACGGCGGCCATGATGCCGAGTGCGGAGCCAGCCAAGAGCAACCCTCCTAAAGCTAGCGCTTTTTCAACTTCAATACTTTTGAACAACAGAGACATCCCGAGCGCCAGTAACCCAATGCCGGCAGCTGCAGCGCCTATTGAAAAGGCCACCCCCGCAATTGATCCAGCGATAGCACCGAGCGGGATCGCCAATTCCAGCAGGCCCGGGGCGGCTTTCTTGCTCGCCCACCCCAGCAGTACCAACGAAGCTGATAAGGCTATCATATATAGCACTAATTTAGACGGAGAAGCAATGAGCATGTAGGTCGTGAGGGCAAAAATGGCCGCGGCCAGGAACCAGATACCCCTGCTGGCCAATTTGGCGGTGCCCGCTACAGCTAGCTGGGACAGAGCTTGGAAAGATTGCGCAACCGCCAGGCCTATGGTGATTGCTCGATAGGCCATCATAAAAGGAATCAGGACCCCAATAAGCGGAGACATGAAGCTTATGACTTTTACAACGGTTTGCATGATTTCCGCTATATCCGTAAAAAGTTCAACATTGTCCGCTAAAATAGCTTGCCAGGCCTCCTGCATGGTCATTAAACGTTGGGCTTTCTTTTTCTGGTCTACAAAACTTTCCGCAGTACCGTCTGCAGCGTTGGTTAAAAGATCCATATTGCCGGACAACATCACAGCCAAATCTCCCACTTCAGAAAGACCCAGAGATTCCGTATAAAATTGTTTCTGGTAGTAAGACATGCTATCAAAACTTAAACCAGCGTCCAAGATAGCATCACGAACTGATTCAAATCTGGAGGCCGGGTCAGTGTCCATCATCATATCCATCGCGTTAACAAAGTTTCCACCGAGGGCAGCGTTCAGCTTTCCCGTCATGGCCGCCGCATCTTCAAACGTATCAAACTTATTAGCAATTCCCAGCACCTTTTCCATTTCCATGCCGGTGATCTTAGCGATGCGGTTGAGATCTGCGAATGCTTGAACTCCTTGATCTCCAAACTTAGCGAGGGCGCCGGCTGATTTGGCATAGGCGCCGGCGAATTCCTCTTGATCGCGGCCTAAATTCCGGGCGACGTCTGCAAGTTTGCTTTGTGTGTGGATAGCATCATCTGCGCTTTGGCCAAACATTTTCATGGATGCTTGAAGGCCGGCGGAATAAGTATCGTTTTGGATACCCAGGCGCTCTGCAATTGCTGTGCTGTCTCTCATCGATTTTTGTTGGCGGGCGCTCATCAACGTGTAATCGGTGACGCCTTTAATTAATGAAGTTTGAGCTTTGGTGGCGCCTTCTAAAGTTACACCAAATTCATTAAGTTCCTTATAAGTGTCTTTAATTTGAGCGGTATATTTGGGGCCCAATTGAAGTTGCTTTTCGAATTCTTTAGTAAGTTTATCATATTCAAACACCAAATCCTTGGCTGCTCCGTATAGCTTGGCGCCCAATTTGTCCATTTGTTCCAGG